AAAAAGCATAGGAATAAGGAAGATATAAAACCGATAGGAGAAAAATTAATAAAATTATTAACAAAGGGTAGTTTTTCTATTGAAGAATTAAGTGACAAAAGTGGATTAATCCCCAAAGAAGTAAGAAAGATGATTACCGAATTAGAGGAGAAAAAATATAATATACACTATTTCGATAACAAAGTTGAACTTACAAAAGAGATAAAGCCAGGTAATACTCAAAAATTGAATATCGAATATTGGAAGGGCGACAAAATAAAATTAGGTTTCGTATCCGATACACATCTATGTTCTAAATTCGAGAGATTGAAGGAATTGAATTTAATTTATGACATTTTTGCAGATGAAGGGATCAGGTTAGTCTATCACGGTGGAAATTACATCGAAGGAGAATGGCCAAAAAATAAATATGAAATCCACACAAGAGGGATAACTCCACAAGTAGAATACTTTATAAATAACTACCCCGGAAGAAAAGGTATAGTTACAAAATTTATTGCTGGCGATGATCATGAAGGTTGGTATGCTCAGAGGGAACGTATTAATATCGGTGAATATACCCAAATGAAAGCCGAACAAGCAGGTAGAAAAGATTTAGAATATATCGGATATTTGGAATGTGATATACCCTTTGAAGGCATAGAGGGCGAGTCCTGGATGAGAATAATGCATGGCGGTGGCGGTACTGCTTATGCTCTATCTTATACACCGCAAAAGATAGTTGAAAGTCTGCAAGGTGGGGAAAAACCCAGAGTATTGCTTTTGGGCCACTATCATAAAATAGATTATTGTTTCCCCCGGGAAGTCCACGTTATACAGATGGGTTGTTATCAGGACCAGACTACCTGGATGAGGAAACAGAAAATACAGGCGCATATAGGTGGCGGTATATTACACATGAGACTGGCCAAAGATGGAACGATTAACCGCATAATGCCAGAGTTTATTACATTCTTTAATAAGAAATTCTATATAGGAAATGATAAATATTGGATTAAATAATATGGGGGCGTAAGGTTTCGATAGCAGAATAACACCGCTAAATGGGAGTAGGGCAATTCCAACAGGTGCGAAAAGCTACACTCGGGTTCGATTCCCGACGCCTCCACCATATTGCTGGCATAGCTCAAGTTGGCAGAGCAACTGCCTTGTAAGCAGTGGGTTGTCTGTTCGATTCAGACTGTCAGCTCCATAAATTGGTGTTCTTCATAGCCAGTGCTATGTTGAGGGAAACCGACTATAGCGGTGACGCAGTTGGTGGGGACTGCTATGTATCTACTACATTGTATATACTCGTTACGCCTCTTAACAATGCGCACCCTGACGGGTGAGCCTGTAACAAAAGGAATAATAGGTTATGGGATACGTAACCATAACTACCACAAAAAGCAGGCAACAGAAAAAAGAAAGGAGGTTAAATTATGACAAACAAAATGAGATATTTTGGTGCAACACTACACGAAAAAAAATATGGTATACAAGGGAATAAAACAGACCAAAAGGCAGAGGTTATTTTATTTGTAAATAGAGGTAGATGGGAACTAAAAGAAGTTAATTATAAAATTCCTCAGAACCCATATTCGAGAGATGATTGGAAATTCTTAAAAGAATTAGCTATTTATGTGGAATATATTTGCAGTAAAGCTGATAAAGATAAGTTAGAAATGGATATACCAGCAAAAGAGATGAATGTATTAAGTTGGTGAATAATTTACTAATGCGACCTTTTCCGTAAGTGTCGCCTTAGTCACTTATGCCAGATTTTAGGTTTAGCTGGCATTAGTGGATTTGTTATATTGAAAGTGCTGGAATATTAATGTAATAGAATATATTGCATTCGCAATATAACAAAATATAGAGCCTTATGATGATTGCATCGATAAGGTTATCGATTTAATAAAACGACTTGAAGAAAAATAGAAGAAGGACAGGTAGTTAATGGAAATATACATATATTGTATTTTGGAGTAAAAGATTTATGTCTTACAAAAATATAGAAGATAAGAGAAAAAATCAGAGACAATATTATTCTAACCACAAAGAGGAAAGTGCAGAACGTTGTAAACAATATTACTATAACAATAAAGAAAAAGAAGGTAAGCGTCATCGGCAACGATATATTTGTAAAGGTAGAGAAGAATATTTTATATTAAAATACGGTTTAACCAAAAAAGATTGGGAAGGATTATGGTATGCACAAGACGGGCGGTGTGTTATATGTGATGAATTCTTTGAAAAAATAAAGGATGCCTATGTTGACCATAACCATAAAACCGATAAAGCAAGAAGTCTATTATGTAATAAATGTAATTTGGGGATAGGTTTTTTCAATGATAACCCAGAATTATTAAAAAACGCAATGGAATATCTAATTGAATAATTCTTACGAAATGGAAATATATATTATTGATATCTGGCTTGAAAGGAAAGGAGGTTATTTATGACAATTAATATATATCTAATAAGATTATTAGTTGCATTTATTTTTGGGGCTATTACATTGATTAATATATTAACAATATATTTTGGAATATCCGAAGGTTGGAGAAGTAGAGATATGTCACTAACGATAGCAATGCACATTTTAGAAATCGCAATATTTTTAGGTAGTGGCTATTTGTTATGGGTAATAAAATGATAATAACCATTCTCGATATCTGGCTCGAAAAGATTAGGCGGGGCTGGTCGCTTGACGATGCTCCGAATGAGGAGATTAGGGAAGCGTTAAAGAAAAGATTAATATATTTATGATTATAATACTTAGGAGTATATAAAATGGATATTTTATCAGAAATAATTACTAATTTTCATCATTGTTTAAACACAAGTAATCCTAAAACAGTACAAGAAATAAAAGATTATTGGGAAAAACTTCGGGAAGAATATTTTAAAAAGAATAATGCTGAATTAGAATTGCTGGGGCGTCTATTATATTATGAAGGAGATTGAATATGTTTATAAATGTTTTGTTAAAATCTACCCATTATTATGGTTTTCTGGGATAGCAACCCATAATGAGTACAATCGTAGTAGATTTTGAGTACAAGCCTCATCCCGGGCTGAAGCGGTTATAATACTTCAGATCATTTTTCCTCCTGCGAAAGAGCTTGGTGTAAAAGCCAGGCTCTTTTGTATCATATACCCCCACAGGGTATAAAATGACCCCAATTTTGCATAAATATTCGTTAATCTTGCTATATAGACATAACTTTATAAGCGAAAGACACAATTTACTGCTACGATAGCCACAGACCCTTAAAAAACGATTTCGTTGATTTATAAGGGTTACAACGTATAGTTTTGGCAGAATAAAAAATATTTTAAATTATTTCTTGAAAATAGTAAAATAATGCTTGACATCAAAATAACCTCGTGGTAAAATTAGGCATGATAAAAAATATTAGAATCCAAAAGTTAATAGAGATTAGTATTAGAAGGCACTTCAACTATGTAACCATGTGTCATTTGTTGGGTATTGGTACGACCACTTGGTTTCGTTGGGTCAGAGGAGATGCTGAACCAAAGAATAAAAACATCATTGACAAGATAGATAAGGTTACAAGCGAACATCAATAAATAGTAGGAGATAACAATGAAGAAAGAAGTTAAGAAATTATTGAATGGTGAAGTAATAATATCTAATGTTGTAAAAAGTGCTGGCAAGATAAAGAAAACCTATATAGGAATAGTTGATTATATAAGAGAATTACCAAGAGATTTATCTGTTAAAGATTGGATACAAATGCAAAAAATAAATGATAGTTTAATTCACGGGGAACAAGAATCTTTGGATGAATTTTCCGAAAATACCGAATAGTCAATAAATAATTTCTGGAGGATTTTGGAAATGGTTGAATTCATTTTAGGCGTGTTTGTAGGTTATATATTTGCTTATTTAGTAATGAGAAATTTTAAATAAAATCATGCCTGCCCTGTGGCGTTCTGGTTATTCTTTAGTAGCTAATTGAATAATCAGGGCGTCAGGCAAAAGTGCCTTTTGCGGTGAGATTAAAGATTTCGTGCCAGTAGCAAAGGAAGGCAACACGTGAAGCTAACGTGTTAATAGGGGTGTGAGGTGGGGAATCTCACCAGGGCAGGTAAAATAAGGAGGGGAAGTTTAATGCCAACGGGAATTTATAAACATAATAATGTGAGAGGAAAAAACTATAAATGGAAAGGTGGATTTAAGAACGATGATGGTTATTTAAAATTTTTAGTACCTAAAGGTTGTAAATTTTCAAGTATGGCAAATAAGCAAGGATATATTCGAATACATCGTCTGATGATGGCGGAATACCTACAAAGACCATTGACTAACAAAGAAGTAGTACATCATATAAATGGAGACGTTACTGATAATAGAAGGGAAAACTTAAAATTATTTAAAAATACTGATGAACATTCAGTTTGTCATTATAAATTAGGAATGATACTAAAAAATAATAAAAGGAGATATAACTCATGAAAATCATAATGACTAACACAGCGGATCACACGAGGAAAGTTATAACTTTTAACGATTTTTGCAGAAGATATTTTGGTTTTAATTGTGGTAGGACAATGAGGGTTTTTGCTAATTGCAGACTATTAGATAATAAAGTTTTTACAGACCGGGAATACGAGTTTAAGAGAGGGCTTGGTCAGGTTGCTGGGATAGAAAAAATATGAAGGGAGGTGAAAAATGGATAAGCAATATGTAATTGTTCTGGAATGTAGTGCTGGAAATGACCAGGTTGGAGATATGTGGTTAGAAACATTTATTTGTAATTCAGAAACCACTATCGCAGAAATAATGAAATGGAAAAAAGAGAAACATAGTAAAGGTAGATTAATGATAACGGAGGCAAGTGAACCGAAAGAAGATGACGGTATATCATTTTGATAAATAAGAAGGAGGTGAACCATGAAGTTAAAATGGACTGATGAAGAGTCAAGGTATTTTAGCAATCCCATCAAAACAGCAGAACGGTATAGCGACTGGGGCTGGTGGATTGTAATGGCAGCATGCGTGCTAACTATAATCTGGAAGGGGGAAAATGAAAAATGACTAAGGAAGAAAAATTTGAAAAAGCAATAGAGTGGTTAGAAAATGCTTCTTATAATTGCAACAATGTTGCCAAAATAGGAGTGGGGTTAATGCCGATAATAAAAAGTCAAATAGATAATGCTATTAAGTATTTAAACAACGAAGACATTGAAGACATTTATTAAGTAAAAATATCAAGTAAGGGGGAAAACCAATGAAAGAATTAACACCAGAGCAGGAAAGCCTAATCGGTGATGACGCATATCACGAAAAAAAATTAGCAGAGGATATTGCTAAAGAAAAAAAGCAATATAAAAAAATCCCGATTAATCCTGAATGCTTTAACCGGATACTAAAAAAGATAGGGAGGAAGAAGCTCGATGACATTGAGACATATAGCGATATACAGGGCAAGAATGAACGGTAACAGTATAAAGGAAGAACAGGAAGTATTGGAAGATAGAAGAAGGCGCAGTAATGAAAACTTATTTAAGCCAACTTCTTATGAGAAGTATTTATGGCAAAAAGAAAATAAAAAATTAGGAGGAAATAGAAATGAACGGTGATGGAAAATTTGATAAAGGTAGATATACAACGATACCTGAAACAAAGAATATTAAATTACCCATAGGAGGAAAAATAAGATTAGGTATTAAGGTTAAAAATGAAGAAGGGATAGAACACCCAAAGGAACTTAAATATTTTGTATGCCCAGAAGAAGTAACAAAGGTCTATGGAGAAGAGCCGACAAAATTAATCGTATTCTTTCCAAGAAATAACAGAGAAGAAATATTTCCACAATGTTATGAAAAATATGGAAGTAATGAGGCTTTGTTATGTCAAGGAGATGGAGATGTATCAAAAACCGCACAAAGACTTAATCTGGAAAATGGTAGATGGGAAGAAGTTAAATGTCCTTGTGAACATTTTGGAAAATATGATAAGAAAACCAAAATAGGTGGTTGTGTAAAGGCGGGATATTTGAAATTCATGTTGCCTTCAGTTTCAATAGGTACTTTCTATCAGTGTAGAGTTGGAGGTACGGTATCAATAGAAGAATGCAATAGTGCTTTTGAATTAGCCAATAAGACTACTGGTGGCTGTTGGGCAATGATACCCTTCAAAATGGAAAGAGTATTAAAGAAATTAAAGATACCGGGAACTGCAAAGATGAAAGACCATTGGGTAGTTACTCTTGAAATCGCTGCAAGTGTTGAAGAAATTAGGAGAGTGGCAAACGGTGAGATATTGTACTTGGGTCAACCGAAAAATGGTCAATATGAACTTGAAGCACCTGAATTGCCTTTAATGAATAGAGCATATACCCCATTAGCTACTGAAGAAGAAATTAAAGAGAGAGAGGAAAGGCAAATTGAATTACAGGAAAAAGCGAATAGAGAGAATGAAAGAATCAATGAACAGCAAGCCAAACTTAAAAAAGAAAGAGAAGCAGGCAAGCATAATATAAGAACTCCGGAAGAAATAAGGAAAATACTCGAAAAAAGGAATGCTATTCTTGATGAGATTCAAACGGTAGCGAGAGCCTATAAAGTTAATAATTGGGGAGAAATAATGGATATCGGCGAAAGGCACAATGTATTTCCAAAAGGTTTAGTGGCCAGTCAAGTCAAAACAATAGTAGTTGACCATCCGGATAAATACGACGCTTTACTGGCAGCATTCAAGGCTGACCAAGAAGTTACCGATGAGGACATACCAAAAGACACAGACTAATTTTTTCATTTTAGTACCTCCAGGGCGGGTCAGCCTATCGAGACCCGCCTGCTATTATTCTAATTGTTTATAAAATTTTTATTAAAAGGAACATCAATGCTTACTAAAATAGAATACCAAAAACAATATTATATTAAAAATAAGGACAAAATAAAGGCTTATGCAAAAAAGTATCATCTTGATAATTTAGAATATCATAAGCAATATTATAAAAATTATTATCTTAATAATAAAGAAAAATATTTCTATAAATATAAATATAATCTTGAATATTATCGAGAACATAAAGAGCAAATTCAAAAATATTACAAAAAATATTACAACGATAATAAAGATAAATATTCCGATATTGCAAAAAAGTGGCGGGATAACAATCCAGATAAGGCAAGAGAGAATAGGAGAAAATGGAAGGAAAATAATCCTGGAAAATATAAAACAATGAAACAAAGAAAAGATACTAAAAGAAGAATAAGAGAAAATAAAATTATAAACACTCTAACATATAAAGAATGGTTGAATATTTTAAAAAAATATGATTACAAATGTGCTTATTGTGGTTGTGAATTTGATGAAAATACATTACCACAAAAAGATCATGTTATACCAATTAGTAAAGGCGGACATAATACGAAAGAGAATGTAGTACCTGCTTGTATAATTTGTAATTCAAAAAAGTGGACTAAAATAATTCAACCTTATCAATTATCATTTTATTAATAAAAGAAATTAAGGAGGTAAAGGGAATGTCAGATTACACTTGTGGAACGTGTAAGTATTATAAATTGTATGGTTTTTTTGATGTTGAAAGGTATTGTTGTGGTATAACTGGACAACCTGTATCTAAGCGACATACTTGTGACGACTGGACAGATGATAGCGAGGTCGAGCTAACCGACGAGGAGAAAGATGCTATTAAGGGCGATATCGAGGCACATAGAAGGATGGTAGAGGGGAGGGAGATAGGGTGAAGATAATAAAAGTTAAAAATTGTGAAGACTGTATCTATTATATAAATATCGGAAGGCCATATTTTTATTTTTATTGTGGTGAAAAATATAGATTAACTAAAGAAATATTTAAAATAGAAGATGAAAATAAAATCCCCTTATGGTGTCCATTACCAGATATTGATGAGGCAATAGCATTTGAAAAAGAAATGGAGGAGATAGATTGAAATCAACAAATATCAGAAATTTTAAAGAAAGAACTCCAGAACAAATAGCGTGGGCGAGTAAAATAATATTGCAAAAAATATGTGAAATTATAAAAGAAAATCAAGAAAATGGAAAAACCTCAATAGCTGATGGATATATTGCTTCATTATTAATTAAAGGAATGAAAGATGAGAATAATCATTGAAGGAATTTTTATTTCGATTGGAATTTGTTTAATAATAAAGTTTGTTTTAGATGTGATTTTTGGTGGTGAATGGATATGGTAAAAACCTTATCTAACATCTACAAATGGCTAATTATAGTCCTGGCAATCGTCATTCTCATAGTGCCTGAAATAGCTTATAGTTGCCTGTTGAGGGCGAGGGATAGGCTGGAAGATATGGCGGGGGAATTATCTTAAAACCTGCAATAACTAATTTACTATTGCAGGATAAATAAAAAAAATTAAGGAGGAAAAAAGATGAAAATTTATTGTAGTCATTGTCATAATGAAATAGAAGATGAAAAGGTAATTTATTTCCCTTATAACAAGGGAAGACTTTGTTGGAACTGCTATGAACAATATGACTTAGAAAATAAGTTTATAGACCAAGATTTTAATGTAGGACGGGGGTTTAAAGGGAAAAATGAGAAGCGAAGAGATTAATCAGACAATAGAGAATTATAAACCACATAAAGGGTTTTATGATTTATCGGAAAAACCCGAGACCTTAACTAAAAATGAATATGCAAAATTATTGAATATACAAAATTTCTTAGCAGAGCAAAATAAGAATATAGAATATCTTAAAAAATTTGAATCTATACAATATGAAAAAGATAAGGAATTATCAGCAGAATATCAGAGTATTGTTAAGGAACATTGGGGAGATACAATCTATAAATAAACTATAAAAATACTATAAAAAATATCGTTAGTTCTATAAAAAATATATGAGAAAGGAGGTGAAACTATGGAAGATTGCTTAAAATTAATAATTCCCACTTTTGATGTCGAGCAAGGTTCAGGTGATAATAGAAAAATCTTTGAACTTATAGCAGAAGAACCAGACACAGCTGATAAGACAAAAATAGCATTTACTTTAAACGTAGATAAAAATATTTACAATTTCGAGATTCTTAAAGAAGATTTAGAAGCAGTTTTAAAATTTTTCTGACTTGCAGAGTTTTGTAATGGTTGTTGAAGTAAATAAATAAGGAGGGTTAAGAAAAATGGATTATATAAGAGGATACGAAAAAGAATTTGGGATACTTGTAGAACTTAACAAAAATTTTAGTATGGCATGTCTTGCAAAATTAACAAAGAAACTTGGGGAAGGATATACAGGTTGGGATTATGATGCAATAGAACCATTTAGGCACAAAATAATAAAACTTTCTAAAGAAGAATTAACTCAAAAAAATTTAGTGAATATTGCTAATTATTGTAGTTTTTTATGGCATAGAGAAGAAGAGAGAAAGAGAGGCACCCCTAAATGACTGATTGCCATTCCATCATATTACGCATAATAAAATCCTACAAGGGTGACAGCAATAGGCGAACCCAGACAGAGATAACCGACGAGTGTATCGCTATGGGCGGCACTAACATCACCGACAGGCGCACCCGGATAATCCTTCGTGAACTTATCGATGCCGGCGCACCTATTATATCTACCCCTGCCGGTGGGTATTCCTGGTATGAGAATGAGGCGGAAAGAATTAAATGTTACAAGGAGTTAAGACATAAGGGGATAAGTATATTATTGAGGGCAAGGAATATGAACAGGAATTGCCTGGCTGAGAAGGCCAGGAAGAAGGAAATGGTGCAGTTGAGTTGGTTGGAGAGGGTAGGGTAAATGGAATATTCAGATAATTTTATTAATCAAATAAAATTTGCTCCAAAATATGTAAAAGAATGTATTGATGCATTACAAAAATATCCTGAACAAAAAAATAGAGATTACGCTTTAAATACAATTAAAAAATATATTGGACAAAATAAAGATGCCTATATTGAATATAAAAATAAAATGAGTGATTTCCCAGAATTAAAAGATTTTGTTGATGAGTATAAGGCCATTAAAAACTTTTATAACCAAGTTACCAGAATTATTATTTTCAAAGGAGGTGAAAAATGAAATGTATATAGAATCTGAAAATAGAATGGTTTATTGCTGTAAAAAAATGAAAGATTATTTTGAGATTGATAAATGTTTATATTTTTCAGAAGTTAAAAGAAAAGTTTGTTTGGATGTTCTTGGACAAAACTATGAAAAATATGACCATGATGTACAAGAAAAAAATAATTGTGTAATAAATTACTGTCCTTTTTGTGGTAAAAAAATATTAATTGAGGAGGAAAATGAAAGTTAAAAATATGGAAAAAGAAAAAGAAAAACAATTAAGGAAAGTTTTTAGGGTGATTATAAAAGATTTGATTAATGATAGAGCTGGAGGTCGGCACATAATAGGCAATACAGATATTCCCTTAATAGTTGCTAATAAACTTTTACGTGAAGTAAAAACAAGAATATAAAACAAGTAATTGAGAAATGAAGAATATTTAGGAGGTCAATTAAATAAATATGTCAAAAAAAAACGAAGGCTACAGTAGTATTTAGGAGAGGTGTAAATGAATAAATTAATAAAAGAGCAAACTTGGAAAGAAAAGCATAATGTAATATTAGAAAACAAAAAAGATATTATCAAAAAATATAATGAAAGCGTTCCAATCGAAGAAATAGCTAAAAAATATAAAGTATCTGGGTTCTGCATAAGTAACAATTTAAAATTGTGGGGAATGAAAAAAAAACATGGCATTAGATATCTTTTGGGAAAGATGATTTTAGAATTATTATTTTAGTGGAGGTATAAATGGCAAGACCAATTAAAGAAGGTTTAGATTATTTCGCTTTTGATATTGATTTTTTCCATGACCAGAAAATAGAATTTGTATCTGCTAAATATGGCATTGAGGGTGAAATAATCGCTATTAAATTATTATGTAAAATCTATCGGAATGGGTATTACTTGAATTGGGGCGATGATGAATGTTTGTTATTTTCAAAAAAAGTTGGCGAAAATATTTCCTTCGAACTGGTCAAAAACGTTATTGATGAACTCTTAAAAAGAGACTTTTTCAATCAAGATTTATATAAAAAATTTAGCATACTTACCTCAAAAGGTATTCAAAAAAGATATTTTGAGGCGATAAAAAGAAGAAAAGATTTTGCCTTTTATAATGAATATTGCCTACTGAATGGAGTTAATGTATACAATAACCCCGTTAATGTAGACATTAACTCTCAAAATGTATACATTAATTCACAAAGTAAAGTAAAGGAAAGTAAAGTAAAGGAAAGTAAAGATAAAGAGAGAGAGAGGCAAGCCTCTGACATTAATGAATTAACAAAGGCGAATGATCCGTTAGAATTTGATTTCAAGGATAAGTGCTGGTATGGACTTGATGATTGGCGTATAAAAATATTCTCCGGTAGATATCCCAATCTTAACATTAATTACTTATTACAGGATATATATAAGACAAAGTTTTTAAGCGATCCACTTAGATATCAAAAAGAGATTGCTATTGCCGGAGGCGTAGAGAAGTTGGTTTGGATGTGGTTAGGGCAGGATGAGAGATTCCGTAAACGAAAAGAGGCAATTAATGATATTCCGATTAAGGCGAAGGGAGGTTAATATGAAAACAACCGAAATATCCGTCTATTGTTGGCACTGCGGTAAACGATTCTATATCGAGATTAAAAATGTTTATGCAGGTCATTTGTTTTGCAGTGATGAATGTAGGATAAATAATTTTAAAGAGGAAATAAAATTAGAGAGAAGGCGAAAGGAGGGTAAGAATGAGTAATATTAGTATTCATAAAACAGATAAATGGTGTGGAATTGGTTTTAAAAAATATAAGGTGACAGACAAAATTAGTTTTGGTTTAATTTTTGATTGGGTATTTCGTTTAGGGTATATAAGGGTTTGGAAATTTCATAAACACAAAGAAGGAGATATAGAAAGACACCGTGAAGGGAGAAAAGGAGGTGAAAAAAGTGAATAGACCATATTTTGAAACGGAAGTGGTGAAAGTGAAAAAAGAAAATAATAAATGTAAACATTTAAATGCACCCTGTATACATACTTATATTTATAATGGAGTAATTCGGTGTCCTCAATGTGGAAAAATATTAACCCCAGAATGGTTAAAAAAAAGAATAATAATACCTCTTTTGGTTAAAGAGAAGGGCAACTGGGTCAACGGTGAGAACCTTGATAAGATAAAGTTTCCTGTACCTTGTAGTTATACACATGGAACTAAAAAAATGGGGATGTTATTGAAATTAGGCGATTCTTTTTACATTATTAATATAGATGGTCAAGGGAATTACACTAAATACTTTTTGTCTTATGATTTAAAACATTTAATAGAAGATTTTGACATCCACATCCTAAAAGGCAAAATAATAATATTTGAGGAGGAAAAATAAAATGACTAACCTATACCGCGTCAAACGTATGCTTATCATCATATTAATCTTAATGGTGATAATCAGTTTCGTAGGCGTAATCAACCTCACCAGTCGAGTTGAGGAACTAATTAAGGCGCAGGATATATTAATTGAGTATATGGGAGGGAGAAGATGGAAATAGAAGAATTAAAAGATATTAAAGCAATGTTGTATAGATATAAAAAGAGTAGATTACAAGCACTACTTAACAACTGCGTAGATGATGACGAGGCAATACTATATAAGAGGGAGGTTGAGGGATTAGAGGAGGTAAATACTAATGGCTAACTATATTTATGAATGCCCCGTCTGCAATAATCTGATGAAGTTAACGGTAGACCCGCAGTCCTGTCCGTTTCAGCGGTCTTTAGTCGGGCAGTGTGAGAAGTGTAATAATAAAGTGGAGATGTTAGAGGATAGTTATGGGGATTGGCTAGAAGAGAAGGAGGCGAAAAGCGATGGAAGTTAAAAAAGTTTATATAGATGGTAATCAATATGTATATAGTTCCAACCCTACCAAAAAACTAAATAGGCGATGGCAGGTAGTGGATAATTTTAATATCAAAAGGGAGGTGAAAAAAGTGAAAGTTAAGGAAGCGATTGAAAAATCTTTATTAGTTGATATTGTTAAACAAATTGATAAGTGTTTTAAGGATTATGTAAGGCAACATTTAGATAGGGATATACCATGTAATCTTGATATGTTATCAAATTCCATTGTATCGAATATAGAAAAAATATTTGAAGAGGCGGGATAATAGGAGACCAATGATAAAAGTTAAAGCCAAAGTGCTGAAATATATGATGAGCGAAAATGAGATTAAGAAGCAAGTAAAAGATTACCTAAATGCTACCGGTTGGTTTAACTTCCATATCCTGCAAGGCATAGGGGCTTATAAGGGCACACCTGACCGTATAGCAGCCAAAAATGGGAAGGTGCTATTTATCGAAGTGAAGAAATTGGGAGGTAAACAGAGCGATTATCAGAAGCATTTTCAGGAATACGTTGAGGGTGCAGGCGGGAGTTATATATTAGTTAAGTGTTTAGAAGATTTAATTAAGGCAATAGATGAGTTAGAAGGGAGGTGAAAAATGTTTAATAAGAAAAGAATTGAAGAACTTGAAAAGGTAGTAGGTTACTTACGTGGTAGGGTAGTAACTTTAGAACATAGTAGAGATAGAATTGATGAGCAAGGACATATAATTGTCAAGTATGGAGAAAATTGGGATATTGGATTCGGGAATACATGTTATATGGTCGGGGAAAAAAGAGTTTGTGTTAAAGATATTTTAGAAAAACTATTAAAAGAATTAGGATATGAAATAAAACATGAATATCAATCAGAATCATATACATTGAAAAAGATATTTGAAATACCAGAAAGAAAAATAAAGAAAAAAAAGAAAGAAGGGAGATGATATCTTTGAGCCATTGGAATTTAAGTTTTGGATTTAGCTAATAAAATTTTAATTTAAGGGGGTAACTATTATGGTAACTCTAAACATACCTTTAAGGACTGCACGGAATTTACTCGATTATGCGAATGAATTTATAGACAATAGTTGCAATCAGGAATTTATAAGAGAGGCAATACAAGATAAAATGAGAATTAAGCGGGCAATAGGCAGGGCAGAGGGGATACCGAGATGTATGCTGACTGATTTTAGGTTAAAAGATATGGTGAAATAATGAAAAATAAAAAAAGCAGGGGGTAAGCTGAAATAATATGGTTTGCCCCTTGCAAAAAGGAGGAAAAATAATTACATCTATACTCGGACACTTGACAAGTTTTTCGCTATAATTAAAATAGAGGGGTATAGATGACAAGAAATAAGATTGTGATAGAAAACTACGGCATAATCCCGCCAGAAAACTCCATACCATTTTGGGAAGACAATAATACTTTTGATGAGGATAAAGTTGTCTTTAAAGTTGACTTCCAAACGAGCCTACAGAAACTAACCCCAACCGAAAGAGAAATTCTTAAGTATTATAGCGATGGTTATTCAATACGAGAGATAGAAGAAATAATTAACCTACCACGAGCCACAGTTCAGGATATAAAAGACAGAGCAATTAAGAAATTAAAGGAAATGATGAATGGAGAAGATAGTATTCATAGCCTCTTTGCCTGATATGCAGTCCGCAATTATGCTTCACGGTGGCGGAGATGGTGCAAGAATGAAATTAGATATCCCTGCAAGTGAGAGCGATAAGTACGGGTTACTCCAGACTAAACTTGCGAAGAAAAGTTTTAAGGTAACTATTGAATATGAGGAAAAGAGCGAGAGTGATTGGTAAATGGAAGATGTCAACAAAATAAGAGAAAATAAGAACTTTACACGAGACCCGATAACAGGGCAAAGCAGGATTGCAAAAGGTTCTACTATAGGCCGTATGAAGAAAAAAGGTTTTACTCTTACCGACTTGAATAAACTTGTTAGAGTGTATGAGGAAACCCACGATAAGCCTATTTTGAAACACTATGTAGACCAATTATTTAAAGATAACCGACTACTTGAAAAGTATATAGATAAAAATGTGCCGACCAAGACCATTAATGAACTTACCGGTGCAGACGGATCACCGCTGACCATTACGCTAATAAAAGTAATTTACGAGGCTGAAGGGGATAAATGAACCTTGAAATAAACGTTCCACATAATTATAAGCCTTATAATTGGGAGATACCCATAATAAAGGCATTCCAACAAAAATTAGAAGTATGGGCGACCATACATAGGAGAGGTGGCAAGGATTTACTTTCGCTTTGTGAGGTTTTATTACCCGAAGCATTCGAACGTCCGGGAACATACCAATATATTTGGCCAACATTAAAACAAGGGCGTGATAGTTTTTGGGAGGGGAAAGACGAAGATGGGCGAGATATTCTTGATTATTACATTCCAAGGGAAATGATTATAAAGGCAGATAATCAAGATATGAAATTGTTCCTTTATGCAGTAGGTGGCACATCACAGATACAAGTATTTGGTACCAATGGCGGGCAATATGAAGCCTTACGAGGCAAACCCTCTAATGGTGCAGTATTAACTGAAGAAGCATATCAAGACCCGAGAGCAAGTGAAGTAATTTCACCTATGTTAGCCAAGACGGGCGGCTTTAAATTTCATAACAGCACACCGAACGGAAGTAATCATTATAAGACAGGCTTCTTTAATGCAAAACAGAGGTCTCAAGGAGAAAACCCGACTTGTTATACAATTCTGGCAACCGTTGAAGATACCTACGGACATGATGGCAAGAGATTAATTACAGAAGAAGCAATACAAAAAGAAAGAGATGCTGGCAAGACAGAGGATTTTATCAATCAGGAATATTACTGCTCTTTTAATCAAGGGATAGAAGGAACTTATTTAGGGAAACAACTTCAAATTGCCAGCAATGAAGGAAGGATCGGGAGTTTTCAATGTGATGAGACTTTTCCCGTTTATACGGCGTGGGATTTAGGCGTTGGCGATTTCATGGCAATCGTATTTTATCAGTTAATTGGTAATAAAGTCGTTATTATTGATTATCATGAGGCTACAGGATATTCCTTTGTCTACTATGCCAAGATAATGAAGGAAAAAGATTATTATTATAGCAGTCATTATGCACCCTTTGACATCAAAAATAGAGAAATGGGAGCTGGGAGTAATAAAGAATTAAGAGCCTTATCGAGATTAGAAAAGGCAGAAGAAGTAGGAATTACCTTTGAGCCTGTACCTAAAGCAAGCTTTGAGAATAGTGTAGACAATGCCAGAGCAATAATGAGCCGATGTTATTTTAATAATGATAACAAAGACGTTAGGAAACTAATTACTCATCTGGAACAATGGGGGAGAACTTGGAATGACCAGACCCAAGAGTATACTGATTGGGAAGCAAAAAATGTTCATAAGCACGCAGGGGCATCCTTCCGTTATATGGCTACCATAGTTACAGAGGAAACACACACGGCTGATTATGATGACGCTTATGATGACGATTACAAAGCGAAATGCTCTAAATATGTAGGATTATAAGAAAGGGGGAAACGATGAAAATATATATTATGACGTTTTTAATAATACAAATAGGTATTTGGATGGCAGGCAATATATTTAAAATGAAAAATAAGTTAGTGCCAGAAATGATTTTGATACTAACTTTTATATTAGCAGAAATAGCTTATAAGTTATAAAAGTCTTATTCACGGGGGTGAAAGAGATGGTAAACATTGAACGAAGAAACCATTGTAAAGACCAAAGGGGAAGTACTAAAGGATTTCTTATTAAAGAAATATAAAATAGGTAAAGACTTCTGGAAGCCATATCAGGAGAACTGGGCGGATATAAAGACCGAATATGTAGGCGTCATTAACGAAGCCAAGGAAGACTGGCAGGGCAATGTTATCGTCCCCACCTTAAAGAAGGTAGTTCGCAACCTCGTATCACTCTATCTCTCCATGCTCTTATCTAAGGGGGCGGAATCGTTTGACTTGGGGCCGGGAGAAGAATCAGATAAGAAGAATGCCGAAAACCTGCGTCTTAAAATGGTATATGACCTCAACACTATGGAAGTCGAAAGAAAGATGATTCCCATTCTTCAAGATTTTGTCCTTTATGGTTATGCCGTTGGGTATGTCCCCTGGAGACATACCGTAGATAAAATGAGAACAGGTAAGAAAACGGTTAAGGACGTAGTAACCTTTGACGGGCCAGACTTAGAATGTGCTGACCTACAGAAACTCGTTAGTGACCCCAACTGCAAGGATTTATCTTCATGGAAAATCTATGAAAAAGATGATGTTCCGATAACTTACCTCAAACAAAAAGAGAAAGATAAAATTTACTTCAATATTGATGCCCTTAAAGAAAGTATTGGCCTCAATGTAGACGTGGTAGATACTTTGGAATATCACGGACTTGTCCCCAAAAGATTAATTGAAGGGCAAATTGATGACCCTGACGAACCGAATCCCTTTGACGATGAATATGTACAGGCTATTATCGTTCTGGCTCATGAAGATACAGTTATCAGGGCTTGTGCTTATCCCTACTGGTGCAACAATATCTTTGTTCCCTTTGTGAATGACCACATGGTAGATGAGATTGTAGGTATGGGAAGCGGAGATGATATCAAGGCACTTGCTCCCATGCTCACCAACCTATATAACAAATTAACAGACCTTGTAAACATTGTAACTAATCCAGCTTATGAAATGGCTGTAAATCGTTATTTAGGCAGGGCAAAAACTATATTAATGAGACCGGGAAGGGTGTTGCCAGTCAAAGAACTCGGTACTATAAGAGAGATTAGTACTACCGCTCAAGCCTCGACCATACAGTTAATACCGCAATTAATCTCCATGATTAACGGAATTATAGAAGAAATTACTGGTGCAACTCCGCAAATCGTACCCACAGGGGATAAGAAGGATGTTCACGGTACCGCTACGGGATTAGCCATGATGACTGAGAAGTCTATGCAACCCATCAATACCAAATGTAGATTTTATATCGAACCTGCCTTTAAAAAGGTATTGGGGATTATATACAGGCACAATATACAATATTACAAGAAAGAAAAGGCAGCCAGAATATTAGGCGAAAAGAAAGCAAATGAATTTAAATTAGATTATCTAAAGAAATCAGATATTATGCTTACGGGCAACCCTGACTTCATTCCTACTGGCATATCAGGGTTCATGGAGAAGAAAGTAGAGATAAAGAACTTAATTGACTTTGCTACTTTTGGGGCAAAATATACTGTACCTGCTACGGGGAAAGATTTATTAGGCAATGATATACCGATAAACAATCCTGATGGTTCGCAGGCTATGAAAACATTTATGAAATTAGAAGTAGTTATTAGGCGTATCGGTGAACTGTTAAAGATAAAAGATTTAGATGAATTGATACCCGAAGAAGAAAAGAAATCAGTTACTCCTCAAACTAACGCCTCACAACCTCCCCCACAGACTGCCTCTCGGTCTGGTGAGATGGGACGGAATACCCCTGCTGTCCCATCTGGGGGAAACTACTTGGCACGAGGAATGGGAGGACAAGCACAAGGGGTGAAAGGGGAATAAATGACTGAAAAAGAATTAACCGATGAAGAAACCGAACTCGGTTTATCAGCACAAGAAGCCCATAACTTAATCGAACTTTGCAATACTAACGGCTGGAAGTTACTCCGAGAGAAGTATTTTGATGTCAGGCTGAAAGAGTGCAGAGAATATCTATGCGATATCAAAAATACTGATATGGCATTGATACAGGCTAAAAGGCTAATGGTTGACTTTATAGAAACGATGCTAAACGAGATAGAAATGCAAGTCAAGATTGGCTTGGAAGACGAGGAAGAGCTGATTAAGAGGAAGGAAAAGAAAAAGAAAAAATAAGGGGGGGAATATGAAAGTTATATATAGTGTAGAACATGGTGATGGATATACTTATTATCCTTTGATTAGTATTGAAGAATATTGTTGTAAGGAAATGGAGAGAGAATTTTCAGGAGAATAT